AAGATCAATGGTGACTGTATCGGTAGAACCAGCAGTAGCTGTGAGCGCTGTACCGCCAGAGATTGTTAGAGTGTCTCCAGATGTAACTGTTTGAGGAGTTCCAGCATCACCAGCAACTGTGATTGATTGACTTGTTACTGAAAAGTTAATCTTTGCATTAGCATCATCATATGTTACGGTGATTCCAGTCTTGTCACCATTTGTGATCAATGTTCCTATTGCATCCTGAGCGGCTTCATTAAAGTCGCTAACTGCGGTTGATGCGATTGAAATTGCAGTATTTGATGCTGCTGTAATTCTACCTTGTGCATCAACTGTAAAGGTTCCTACCGCTGTAGCGCTACCATAGTTACCAGCAGTAACTGCTGTATTATCAAGATTTAAAGTAATAGTGTCAGTTGCACCAGCAACAGAAGATAAACCAGTACCGCCAGCAATTGTTAGAGTGTCAATTCCACCCGTAATTGTCTGGTTTGTTCCAGAATCACCAGCAACAGTAAAGGATGCCCCTACATTGCTAACTATTCCTTGGACAAAAGCTGTTGTTGCAACAGTTGTGCTATTGCTATTTGATGCTGGGGTTGTAGCGGTTGCAGAAGATCCTAATTCTACTGTTCCAGAAAATGTTTTATTACCTGTAATTGTTTGAGCACCAGATAGTGCAACATATGCACCAGCACCAGCGATTGCTTGTACGCTTGTTGCTGATCCTCCAGCACCACCTGTTCCTTTACCATAGTAAAGAACGTCATCTACTTCGTTATATGCAAGCTCAGCATTTTCCAAGCTTGTTGGAGCACCCGCCGCGCCAGATGCTCTTCTTTTAATTCTAATTGTATTAGCCATTTAGTAGCTTCCTCCATCAAGTAGCAGATTTGCTGCTGAGTGGACATGATCAGCTCTGCTTACAAAGTTGCTAACCCCAGAGCTAGCAGTTCTTGCTATATTACTGGGGTTGCTGTCCGATAAATTTAAGTTGGCAGTATTAATTGTAGCAGGTGCAGATGTTAAAATGGTAGTATCTGTTGCAGTAATACTTACAGAGGTTACATCAGAAGATGTAACCGTAAGAGTTGTAATGTCTTTATCTGAAAATTTTACTTCTGTTACTTCAGCTGCCATTTGTTACTTCTCCAGAAACAACTGCACTTCCAGCAACTAGAGTAAGTTTTATTACACCGTCTAATTGCTGAAAATCGTAATAGTACGTTCCAGGATCAATATTTGCAGTCTGGGCTGGGGTAAGGCTAAACTGAACTACGCCATTAGCGGCGTTTGTAATATTTGCAGTAAAATTAGCAGTTACTGTTGAACTTCTTTTACTCACCTTAATTTGACCAGAATATGTTCTACCAGTGATATTTATGTTAGCACTATTTGAGTCTTTAATTCTCAATTCGTGAATATAAGTATCGCCCTGATATATTGATATGTCTCTAGAGCCTGGTGTCATTTTATCTCCTATTAATCCTTAACAATCGCATTCTTCGCAACCACAATCACAATAGTCATTGCAGTCACATCCGCATTCGCATCTTTTAACACGACTACTTTCTTCTTTACCCATAAAAAACCTCGTTATTTACTATCTTCAAGTGCTTTTTTAGCGGCTTGACGATTCTTTTTACGCTTTTCACGCTCTTCTTTGGATAGTTTCTTTTCTTCTTCGGCTTTCTTTTTTGCTTCTTCAGCAAGACCTTTTAGATAGTCTTCAACACGCTTCTGACCAAGATACTTTTCAAACTCAGCCTTAAATGTGTCATAAGCCTTCTTCTCGTCAGCAGCCATTGCTGGAGAGATTTCAACATGGATCCAGTCTCCCCCTGGTGTGCCAGCATTATCATTGGCATCATAAATCTTCCACCCTGCTACACCGTTACGGTTGCAACGCCATCCACGACCCCATTGACCTGATGGACCAACATAGTCATAGTCATGAATTTCCTCAATACCTAAAGCATCAGCATGCTTCTCAAGAAAACGACAAAAATCTTCTGCCTTTGCACGATCTGTCCAACCAAGATCTACTGCACGACCAGTAGCATGTACTGATACCCATTTTTTGTAGTCTGGTGACGCAGGTGTAAGACCTGCTGGTGCTGAGCGCATTAAACGATTTGAAAAAGTTCCAATATTTGTAAGGCCCCAAAAAGAAACTTCTCCTGCCATTGTTTTACGCTTCTCTGTTGCAGCCTTAATAAACCCATTTAAACCTGGGCGGGTTCCAGATGCTGGAGCATCTGCATTACCTGTGTATGGTCTAGCCATTGGTACCTCCTTTGTTTATATACATAATTTTATCATCATATTTCATATGAGTCATTAGTCTTCTTTCTTAATAAGAACTCCAAATAGATGAATAATCAAAGAAGCAATGGTTATTTTAATTCCCAAATCTCTTGTATTACCAGACAAAGTAATCAAAACCATACCAGTTCCTCCAAGGGTCCAAGTTAGTGCATGTATTTCATTTAAAAGCTTCTTTATCATGCTTTTTTCCTCCTAACATAACTCATTAGCATTATTCCAATCATAATTAAAATATATGCCATTAAAAACGATTTAATAGTATCCGCTCCAGTACCAGATGCATTTGCAACTTTTGTTGTAAAAAGTTGTGTTATATTTTTTTCAGAATCAGATGTTAAAACTGTTAATAGTCCAGTTAATACAAATCCAATTGTAAATAATTTTATTTTTTTCATTTTCTTCTCCTAGAACTTCTTTTTTCAGATGGCTCTGAACCAGAAGTATCTGGTGAGCCTCCGCTTGGGCTTGGTGAAGGACTTCCTCCACCCATACCACCTGCTGAGCCAGCAGTTGAGATTGATATTGTTGTTGTAACAGCCGTTACTGCAATTATTGCTCTTCTAGTTTTTACATCAACTTGAGATCCTGATGGGACATACTCATCAAGCCCCTCAGCAAAAACATCAATTTCATTTTCAAATTCATCTTTAATATCATCAGAAACTTGATTGATAACATCAATAAGCTGTTCCTTATCTTCTTCGTTTAATTCTTCTATATTAATTGATTCAAAAACTTTTTCTACTTCTTCTTTTGTTAACTCTTCAAACACTGGGTTTTCTAAGATTGCTATAACTTGATCAGTTGTTATTTCTTCTATATTTAAATTTTCAACAATATTAGATAATTCTTCTGCGGTTTCAACATTTAATATTTCCTCTTCAATTGTTGTTGGAAGTGTTGTTGTTGTTTCTGGTATTGTTGTAGGACTTGTAGTGGAGGTGGTTGTTTCTGGAATTGTTGTTTCTGGAATTGTTGTTTCTGGAATTGTTGTCTCTGGTATTGTCGTTTCTGGCAGGGTTGTGCTTGGCAAGGTTGTTGGGAGAATAGTGGTAGTTGTTGTCTCAACAACAGTTGTAGTAGTGGTTGTTTGAGGAATAGTCGTAGTAGTTGTAGTTGATTGAGTTGTAGTTGTTTCTGGGATCGTTGTGGTTGTAGGAGGTTCTGTTGTGGTAGTAGTTTCCTCAATTGTTGTAGTTGTTTCAGGAACGGTTGTCGTTGTAGGTGGTGTAACTTCTACTAAAGAAAACGCTGTATTTGGTATAATTTCCCAGTTATTATCAATCATCCACCAAGCTTGAATCCAAGCTCCTCCACCATTTTCATAGAACCAGACAGTTATTGATTTTGACTGATTTTCAATAAAATTAATTGGAGCACTAATAGATCCTCCACCACCCTTATCCCACCAGTCATAAGTAATTAATTCATTATTAAGAAATAATTGTGTGCCATCATCGGCTTGTAACATAAATTTAACTGGGCATGTACATGGAGCTGTAATATAGCCTTCATATTTAACTACAAAATCTTCGTATAAATTAAACCAAGGCTCTTGATCAAAAGAATGTGTAATATCTGAACCTACAAAGGTTCCAGCAATGTTTGTTGGAGGAAGTGGAGGTGCGTTATTGTATCCTAAATTATCGTAAACAGTTATATAAAGACCTTGTGTTTGTTGATTATCTTCAGCAAAAGAAGGAGATGCCCAAAGATAAATAAAAAGAGGAATCCATATCCAAGAACCTTTTCTTAGTCTTAATTTCACATTATCACCTTAATAATTATAATGTGATAAAAGTTATTTAGAAAAGTTAATCTTGCTTTGACTTCTTATCAACTTTGTTGAACACTTCGTTGATTTCTGAAACGCTTAATTTGCCATCATCAAGAAACGCTCTTGATAGACCTTCAATTACAGTTGCTACACCTGCAATACCTGCCATTACAGCAGCTTTCCAAATTGGAATGTTTGCAATTGCACCAGCACCTACAACACTTAAGCCAGATGCAGCGAAAACAGCAAGTATTCTTAAAAGAATATTTTTAATATTAGTCATAAGATTATTATATGACATAATCTTTTATAAACCTAATTGATAGATATATCTAGATCGCCAGTAGCGATTCTAAATGTATCTCCACTTGTTAAAGATTTACTGGTATCTAGTGTGCTAAAAAATAAAAGATTTCCAGAAGTTAATGAATCAAAAACTCCAACTGCGACTACTATACAAGTAGGCATTGAAGTAAAATCAATGTCAGCAGAATTAGATGAAAGACCAGAGGATGATGCTGTAAAGGTAGCAACCTTTCTTACATAAGAACCACCAGTAACTTCTGTCCCAGAAGTGGTCTTTGTTGGGGCTGTTGTGTACAAAGCAACATAGACTGAAGAAGGCTTTGTATATGTTGCAGTACCAAGAATGTGATCAACAACTTTATCCTCTAAATATTGAGTAATGCTACCAGACATTACTCACCTAAAGAGTTTTTATATTCTGCAATTTCCTCATCAGAAGGTCTTCTAAAGTTGTCCAAAGAAAGGAGTCTCATTGCTTCTTCATATGGAAGTTCTGCAATGTTATTTTGTCTGGTAAATTTGAATCCAGAGTTAGTAACATATCCAGCACCACTTTCATAAACAACAATAAAGGTATCCTCACCTTGAGGCTGTGGTGCTTCCTTTTCTTTTTTAGGAGCAGCCTTTTTAGCGGGAGCTTTCTTTGCTGGTTTTGGATTTAGATCCTCTGATGTAAATGAATTATTTGTAGGCATGATTATATAATATCAGCATTAAAGTATCCTTACAAGCAAAAAGAGGGGCTTTTCAGCCCCTCTTCTTACCTATAACAGTCCTAAGTTAGACTTAGAGTGTACGCATCTTTACGTTCTTAGCAATAACGTATGAATCTGCGTTTTCAATGTTTGCAGCAACTCTCATGTACTGAGTGTACTCAATTGTGTCGGTCTTTGGCTTGAACTGACGGTAAACAGTAATGTCACGGTAGATACCAACGACTCTGTTATTTGGGAATGTCAATTCAACATGACCGTGTGAGCCTGACGCACCTGAGTAGTCACCATTGGCTGTCTCTGGCATCAATGGAACCTCAATTAGAGGAATACCGAATGGTGCAAGACCAGTTGAACCTGGACCACCATTAGCACCCATTGCACCTTGTAGGTATGCCAACTCACCTGCTGTTGATGCTGGTGCTGGTGCACCTGCTGTAGCAGCGGTTGCTGAGTTTGGATTGCCTAGGCTGAATATTGAGTCCTGAACAAGACCTGGGCCAGAGAAGAACCTGAGCTCATTTCTGCGCTGCAAGTACTTTGCTGGAAGGTTGCGTAGAACTCTGTCGTATGTTGCGCGAGAAATGTTGTTACCACCCTCGTCAACGACTGTACCACTAGCCTTAGCAAGCTTGATGAAGCCATCAAGTGCCTTGAGAAGTGCGTTTCCTGAAGAAGTGTTGCCGTTGATGAATAGATCATCAAGGTCGTTTGCTGTCTGGCGAGCCATAACAGAAGCGATGTGGTCTTCAAGCGAAGCACCTTCAATGTTGTCCTCTAGGGACTCTGTGCTGATATTCCAGTCAAGGCGAAGCTTAACAGCGGTAAGCGAAACCTTGCTGAAGGTAACAGCGGCGTTTGTGCCATCATCTGTAATTTCTGTAGCCTTAGCAAGCAAGCGAGTGCCTACTGAAAGCTTGTCAATCTCCATAGATGGGGTTCTCATGCGAACAACTCTTGAGTTACGCATAAGGACTGATTGATCAACCACGAAGTCAAGGAAGCGGTTTGACTGTGCTGGCTTTAGAATACCACCACTATCATTACCAACAACGCTTGTTGTTACTTCATTGGCCTTGGAAAGAATTTCTTCCTGTGTTGCCATATTTTTTTCCTCCTATACCTTATGACTCATATCCCAAAGACACGATTAGGTCTTGAGGGAGATAAATATTGTTCCATACAGACTTAGGAGCTGATTTTCTAACCTCTTCCTCTTCCCCGTCATCTTCTGGATCTACACTCTTCTTAATTGCTCCAGCCGAAGCGAAAGCCTCAACCTTCTCAGTCTGCTCAGCGAGTGCGCTCTCAGCAGTCTGTAGTTTTTCTTGAAGTTCAGCAGTCTGAACCTCAAAGCCCTTAGTAATTGTTTCAAGCTTCTCGTTTACCGAAGCCTCAATTTCAGCTTTAATTGAAGTTGAAAAATCGGTCAACTTTTCATCAATTACAGTACCAAGGGCTTCTTTTAGAATATTTACATCCATTTCTTCCTCCACTTGGTCATTTTCAACTTCAACTGAAATTGTTGAAGCGTTTTTTTCGTTAGCTGGGATTAGCCAGTTAACAAACCTTTTTAGAAGAGATAACTTTTCTTCACCTATCTCATCTATCCTTGATAGACTATCATAAAAACTATCATTTTGCAATAAAATCTCTTGCATTTTAAGAAAATCTACATCAGATTCAGATTTAACATTTTCTTCTATAGATTTCTTATTAATTGACTCTTCAATAACACTTTGCATAATTTCAACAAACTCTTCATCTGTTATTGATTCCTCTTCATTTTTCATAATCTTTTTTCTCCTTGATTTAAACTTTGGAGTTCTTTGTGGTTTTAGACTTCCCTGTGTAGGATTCTTAATTGCAACATTTTCAGTAGTTACAGAAGCAGTTTCTTTATTAAGTTCTTCACAAGAACCACATCCACAAGAACATGAATTTTCAATTGTATCAATTTTTTTTGTGGTGCAATTGTTTAATTGGTTAACTTTAGATCTTGCCCAAGACCAGCCAGCATCTCCTCCCCAAAGGTTCCAAGCAATTCTTCCATTTGATGGATAACCATCTTCCCCTGGGTTCCAGCCTTTGCCTTGTTTATCAACCTCATGTCTTGGGAAATACATTGCTACTTTACGAACAAATTGTTCGCTTGCTTGACCACCAGCGGCAAGTCTTCTTGCAGAACCAAGACCTACGCTGGTTCCACCACGACCTTCTTTCTTTCTTTGCTCAAGGCCGACTCTTGCGGCATTTTGAACAGACTCTGGGATTGATAAATCAATATCTCCACAATCAATCTTTAGAATATAGTCAAGTTCTCCAGAATCATTCATTTTAATAATGTCAATAACTGCCAAAGCATTTCCTGGATTATCAACTAAACTAAGTTCACCAAGAACATATTTTTTAATATGGTTAACTGGTCTTCCGTTGTATGACTTGTTAGCCATTTGTTCTTTCTGTACAATTTTTCCACCTACAGAGAAAGATCTTAATGTCCCATCAAGAACTTTTTGCCAAGTGTCTTCTGCTCCTTTTGAAATATAAGCATCAACTCTAATTGCATTATAAATCTCTCCGTCTGGACCTTTAATCTTCACTGGCTCGTAATTGACAGCTTTCCCAACGGCAATTGGGGCATGCATTTCTCTAATATTGCCTTGCCAACTCTTAAATGCTTCTAATGAGGCATTAAAATCAATTAGATCTCCAGCTTTATCAATATTATCTGCGGTTGCAATACCACTAACAATTCTTTGTTCCTTCTTGATCATTTCAATTGGAAAACTAATTGTGAATTCAGACATAAAAACCTCTTACAATTAATGAATTATACATTATTTGTTTAAATATTACAATATCAGCCAACAGCAAAAACTGCTAATGATACGTTTGCTGTGATGACTTCAAACTTTGTATAGTCGCCATAGATTTCTGTATAGTCCCATCCACCAGCGGATGGTGCTTTAGGGATTAAAACACTAAATTGATTATTAAGCTTAACAACTGCATTAGTAGTCGTATCTAAATTTAAAAAATTAATACTGCTGGTATGGTGACCAACAGAAACTGTACCGTCTGCGCTTGATACCGAAGTATCTGAATATACTAGACTTGCTTCCATTTTTCCTCCTGTTTTTACAATACTAATATTGTAAATTATTTTATTTCATAATGACAATAAATAAAGATTATTGTGCTTCACTATTGTCATTTGAATCTTGTCTTTGACCTCTTTCAGCATTGGTTCCACTTTCTTCAGAACCGCTTGGAACCGTTCCAGAATCACCCTCAGCTTTAGGAGGATTTGTTGCATGGTTGTTTGTATTACCAAATGGAGCGCCAGCCTCTTTCTTAAGTTTTGTTGGATAAGGAAGAGCCTCATCTCCTCCAACCTTTGCTGGAAGGCCAAGTCTTGTTCTAATCTCATTTGGAGTAACAACTTCAGTTCTGAGATATCTGTCATCAACTCTTGATTGCAAATCTTCGTCAATAAGATCAATCTTTTTTAGTTTAAGTTTAACAAGATCACTAAATTCAAGAACAAGTCTATTCAATTTCTTTTCAATAACTGCTTGGTCTGGACCAATTACTTGCATCTTAAAAGTTTTGTCAGCATCTCTTGAAACTGCCAGGTTTGCGTTATCATAAACGCCAACCTTTGGTGCTGGAACTCTATTGGCTACCAAGATCTCATCTCTATTTGACTTACGATATTTATCAAAAGAACCATCTTGAATACCAGCTTCAAGTTTTTCAAAACGAATATCACTATCTGTACCAATAGATGCTGGTATTGGTACAACGAGTGTTCCATGATTTCTTCCCTTTACTTCAGTTCTAAAGTAATTAATTAATTCTTGTTTTGATTTATTGCTAAGTTTTGCACCCTTGATAATAATTGCGTATCTTGGAATAGCTTTGTTCTCAAAATAATCAATATTATACTCTTTAGCAAACTTATCTCCAATAATTGCAGCAGCCGCTGATACTGATGATGGTATTCCATAGTAGGCATGGTTTGGAGAATAAATTTTAAAATGCATCAATTCGTTTGGAGAAGGATCTTCGTTAATAGAATCTTTTGTTTCAAAATCTTGAAAGTTTCTAAAGAATACTGCTTGTATTTTATTACTTTTTGCGATCTGAACAAAGCCATCTCTTTCTCTTCTTATGCGAACAAGTGGAGATGGAACATGACCAATATAGCCAATCTTTCCTGCCCTATTTCTACCAATTTCAAGATAGCCATTACCAGTTGCAAGAACATCTTGCCAAACTCTAACAAGAGTTTCAATCAATGTTTCTTCAATGTTGAAATTTTCAAAAATTTCATCCATCATTTCTTTTTCATCTTGAAGAGCTTTTCTAACTCTGGCTAGTTTTTCTTCGTCTTCAAATGCTTTCTCAAGTTTTCTGCGAGCTTTTGTTGTTTCAATAAATTCATAGCCAAGACCAACTGTATTCATAACTCTTGCATTTATAGAAGCATTATGGATAGCGCTTTGATCATAAAGTTTTGCTAGGGTATCCAAATCATATGGTGGATTAACAACATCATAAAGAGAATATCCAGTAATTCTTTCTGGATCTATGTATTTAGAATTGGTTCCATCAGCCCCTTCGTGCTTTTTTTCTAATCTATTATATTTTCTCTTCATTTTAGGAGAAAGATTTGCAAAAGATATTTTTTTAAAAGGATCGCTTAATTCAGCTTCGGCTGAGTGACTGATATAAGAAATATCATCTAGTTCTATTTCTGCATTTTCAGAGTCTTCTATATGAACAAGTTTATTTTCCATTTTTTCTACTTACCTCGTAATCAATTAAATCTTGCATTGGATCTGGAATATAACCAGCGGCAAGTCTTTCTGCTTGGTCTTCTTTTTCTGAAGCCGACACCTTTCTTGCACCAGCCATCCAAACAATCCTTCCACCAGCACCACTTGTCCAATACTTTGCAGCCTCTTCAACCATTTTTTCAACTTTTTTATCACCAATAAAACCTTCAGCACAAAGTATTCCATCACCATCTGTCAGGGGCATATCGTCTTCATCTAACCAGTAACAAATACCAAAAGATCTCTCTGGAATCCAGAGTTGACTGTTGTATGATGAAAAATCTGATTGCATGGTTGCTATTATACACAAAATACCTTACAAAAGCGACAAAAGCGTACCGTATCGGTACGCTTTCGCCATTTTTTTACTCTTTTATGTACTAGAGAGCGCAAGTTGTACATTCTGGATCATCCAGACTGCATGCAATAACGTCATCCTCTTCTTGAATATTGTTAAGAACTTGAATTTCTCTAGAGTTATCTCTATATATTGTAATACCTTTACATCCAAGATCATAAGCAAGCATATACAAATCATTTGTTTGCTTTACTGTATAATCGCTAGGACAGTTGGTTGTTTTACTAATTGCTGAATCAACCCATCTCTGAACTGCTGCTTGAACAGCAACATGAGCTTCTGGCTTTAGATCCATTGCTGTAACACAGTAGTCTGGAAGATTATTAACTTCAATGCCAAGATCGTTTAAAACTGGAACAGTTTCTGTGTGGACACCAAGTCTTGATGTTCTTGTGTATCTCCAGTTAAAATAAGGTTCAACTCCAGTTGATGTTCCGACCATTGTTCCAGTTGTTCCAGTTGGTGCAACAGTTAGAATACAGATGTTTCTAATACCGTTTTCCTTAATTTTTGAACGAACAGATTTAGGAAGAGCCTGAGTGAATCCAGACATTAGATATTTTTCTTCATCATACTTAGGGAATGAGCCTTTTTCTTTAGCAATACTAGATGAGGTCATGTATGCTTCAGTAGCAATTGTTTCAAACAATTCATCAATAAAAGCAACCGACTCAGCCGAACCATACTTGATATTAAGTCTAAGTAGCATTTCTGCAAGACCCATTACACCAAGACCAATTCTTCTATTGCCTGTATGATTCTTATAAATTGATTCAAAATGATATTCGTTAATATCAATAACATTGTCTAAGAATCTAACAGCTGTTGCTACAGTAAATTTTAAGTCATCCCAGTCAACAGTTTTGTTTTCAACAAATCTTGATAGATCAATTGCACCAAGAGTACAGACACCATAAGCCTCCAGTGGTTGCTCACCACATGGGTTAGTTGCTACCAGCGGAGCGAAGTACCAACTATTGCTCATTTTATTTGATCTCTCAAGAAAATGAAGGCCAGGTTCTGCTGAAGCCCAAGCGGACTCAACAATAGCATTCCAAATCTCTCTTGCACGAACAGTCTTATAGACTTTAACTCCCTTGTTAAGAGCAATCCACCTCTCAAGATTTCCATCCCATACTGAGTCATAGTCTTGGTCTTTTGTATCTGGAAATACCAAGTCCCAATCAAGATCTGCTTTTACTGCCTCCATGAAGGCATCAGAAATACATACGCTCATATTTACATTTTCAAATTCACCAGGCGTATGCTTAGCGGTAATAAACTCCATTACATCTGGATGCCAGTCGTTAATCATTAGCATTGTTGCACCTCTGCGAGAACCGCCCTGCTCAATCAAACCAGTTGATAGATTAAACATCTTCCCCCAAGAAACAGCACCAGAAGAGATTCCATTAACACCAATAACATGAGCATATCGTGGTCTAAGGCTTGAAAGGTTAAGACCTACTCCACCACCTCTTGAGTGAGTCTCGGCCATCTCTTTTAGACGGTCCATAATTCCACTTCTTGAGTCGTGTGGTGATGGCAGAACAAAACAGTTTTGAAGAGTTAGTCCACTAACTCCAGCACCAGCAAGGATTCTTCCTCCTGGAATAAATTTATCAAAAAGAATGTTTCTAAATGATTCAACCCAATACTCCCTAACCGCTGGGCTTTCTGATGATGCAAGAGCATTTGCAACTCTTTCTTTTACTTGATCTGGCTCTGTTTCAAGAGGTTTTGAAATAAGATCAAAACTTTCTTTAATAACTTTTCCATCTTGTAAAAGAACATAAGCTTCATCAGCAAGAACTTCTTGAATAATTCCAATTTCTTTTTGTGGAAATTTTGGGTCTTTAACGGTGATAACCAAAACTAAATCACCTGGCTGTAGATCGCCTTTCTTAGCCTTAAGCGTGTATCTGTCTAAAAAAATCTTGTAGCCTTGAAGACCACTTTTTGAAAACAGGGATGGCAAATTAATTTCAAATCCATTGCCATTGATTGTAATAATAGATTGTTGTGTAACAGTCATTTTTTCCTCCTGTAGAATAGTAAAGTCAATGTTATCAAACTTAAATTTATGTTCAAGATTTAGTACTAAGGACTAAGCAAAACTTTTTTCGTAAGATTCCAATCGGGCTAGAATCTTATCAGCAGTTGCTTCCCAAGACCACTCCGCATGGACAATTTTTGCGGATTTCATTGTATAACTTCTAAATTCATCATATTCATTAACAACATGCTGCATTAGATCAAGAAGTTCATCGTAATCTGGAATTGCCCAATTCCCTACATCTTCAGAATAAAGATGACGATGATAATCAGAATCACCCCATGTTGCTTTTAAAGGAATTGATAATTCTGCAAAGTCTGCACATCCAGTAAGATTTGTAACAATTGTTGGCATTCCAGTTGCAATTGCTTCAAATGGAATCATTCCAAAGCCCTCTCCACTTGTTGGATAAACAAGACAATGGCATTTCTTATACAAAGAAGCCATTTGTTCTGTGTCAAATGTGGATGGTATTCCTAAAATCTGAGGATGATGATTTGCTGGGACAATTTTTCCATCTATATAAACATCTGCATAGCAATAGTTGTTATATTTAAGAATTAACTTGTAGTCCAAGTCTCCATCAAATAATTCTAAGAATGCATCAACAACTAACTGTGCGTTTTTTCTTTTTGAATCCCCGCCTATATGTAAAAAATTAAATGTTGTTGTAATTTCTCTATCAATTGGAGAAAATTCAGAACTTATTCCATGAGGAATAACATAAATATTAGCATTAACATTATTTTTTTCGTAAACATCTTTTACAAAATTAGATGTAGCCCAAATTTCATCGCATTCTCTCATCTTAGAAATCCAGCCTTGTGGAACCTTTGTGCTCTCCCAAGGAGTATAGCCAACATTGTATTTGCTAGTTTTTTGATAATAATGAGGCGGACAAAAGTTTACATGAAAGTCAAGATCTTCTCTGTTGTAATAAACAGCACACTTACGGCTCTGGAGAGCCTTAATCGTAGATAGGGCAGCGTTGAAATAGCCTTGGCTAAACCACCGTTCTCCAGATGCATCTAAATTGTTTAGGGAAAACCAACTAATCTTTTTCATTATCAGCAACAGTCGTAGAGTCGTTAAAGTCTAAACATCTTACACCATTAAGCATCAACTTTGTAGCAACTTCTTTAGAAATTTCACAAACGACAGGACTATTGCGATACATGCACCTGCTAGCTGCTATATAAAGATCATTAATTTTTGTAATCGTAATGTTTTCTGCGTCAAGCACAGCTGCTGGTCCACAGTCATCAGATTCAATAATAGCAACTATTCTCATAGTGCAATTATACCATTCTGGCTTTTATACAAAGAAGTCTCTTTCTCTATGCTAAGCATGCTTAGTATACTAAACATACTATAGACTATTAAAGTATTTAAGTATATTAGTATGCTTCCGTATACTGGTATACGGAGTATACAAACAGATTCTGGAAAATTCAAATCAAAACAAAAGAAATTTTTGATTTTTTTCTGATAGGATATCACCCTATG